GACATCATCGACGCAATCCTTGCAGCGCAACGCAACTCAGGCGTCGTCTTTGCACCGGCAGCGACACTATGACCGTCCCCACATACCAAGTCCTTGTCGGATTCCAGACAACCACAGGATTCGGTCAGCCATTCCAACTTAACGACCCCGTCTTCGGTCTTCTTGACACAGGCACCCTCGGCGGTCTCGCCTATGCCGACCTCACGTCAATCGTCCTGTCAGTCAACATCAGGCGCGGACGCAACCGCCAACTTGACCAGTTCAACGCAGGCACCGCACAAGTCGTATTTAACAACAACTCGAGAATCCTTGACCCGCTTAACACGGCCTCGATCTACTACCCGTTTGTCTTGCCTCGTTCGCCCATCATCATTTACGCCAACGGCACCCCCATCTACACAGGCTTCGTCGAGGACTGGAACCTTGACTATCAGAACGCCAATCAGGGCCGAATGGTTGCCCGATGCGTTGATGCGTTCGGCACCCTGGCGAATCAGCAACTCGACGCTTTCACCCCTTCGGCGCAGACTTCAGGGTTGCGCGTAGACGCCGTCCTAGACCGTCCAGAGGTGGCGTATCAGGGCGCAAGGTCTATCGGTACAGGAACCTCAACTCTCGGCGCTTACGCGGTCTCTCAGGACACAAACGTCCTCAACTACCTTCAGCAAGTGAACACCTCCGAGCAGGGCTACCTCTACACCTCAGCAGACGGAACCCTCACCTTCAAGGGCAGATCAAGCGTCCTCAACCCCGTCGCAGGCGCGTCCTTTACGACCAACGGCACAGGCATTCCGTACATGACTCTCGTCAACCAGTACGGGTCGGAACTCTTGTATAACAACATCTCAACACAGAGTCCCGCCGGAGCCGTCCAGACCAACACCGACCCAACCTCGATTGCTTTGTATCAGTCTCAGACGTATCAACTTTTGCAGCTGCTCAACTCAACGACGACAGAAGTCAACGGTCTCGGCGCGTACCTTCTCGGCAAATACCGCAATCCCGTACTTCGCTTTACAGGCGTTTCATGCGAACTTGCAGCGCTAACTCCTGCGCAATGGGCAACAATCTTCGCCATTGACCTGACGTCAATCGTGACAGTCCAAAAGGATTACAACACCGGAACCCCTCTCACAGAATCGCAGACCCTGATCACTTCAGGAATTGAACACCGAATCGTTCCAGGTTCTCACATTGTTTCGTACACTTTTGAAAGTACGGACGGCAACCAATACCTCACCCTTGACGATGCAATCTTCGGAACGCTTGACAACAACCTTCTCAGTTTCTAAAGGAGACAAAACATGGCAACACCAACAAACCTTCCCGCAACAGCAGTCGCAGGCGAAATTCTCACCGCCGCATACGTCAACAATCTAAGAGGCGCGTTTCGCGTTCTTCAAGTTGTTCAAGGAACAACCACAACTCTTGCTTCTTCAACGTCAAGTAGTTACGCAGACACAGGCATTACGGCAACAATTACGCCACAAGCAACAACAAACAAAATTCTTGTCATCTGCAACACGACACTTTTCAACAATGCTGCAAGCACTGACGCTGGATTGAAATTGCTACGAGGGGCTACACAAGTAACGAACAATTCAGGGTATGCCTTCAACGGTGGTGGCTCTGCTGGTTCTGACCCTTTAATCGTTGCCCTTGACAGTCCAGCAACAGTTGCTGCAACCACATATAAATTGCAATTTGCAAGAGTGTCTGGTGCAGGGACTGTGTTTGTGCAACCAAACAGCAACACAGGCCAGATAACGCTTATTGAAATCAGCGCGTAATGCGAAAAAGCCTGATTCTATTGGTGATTTGCGCATCGCTAACCGCTTGCGCAGACCGTGAACGCCTCAACTGCCCACCAACCAAAAACAAAGCACTACGCGGAGTAACCGAAACAATCTCAACAACAATTGCACCTGCCTACGGCACTGGAGGGAAATGCACATGAAACCAGACAACAGACACAGCAACGAAGAAATCAAAGCACGACTCATCTTTGTCGTAGCCATCGGATTAACCATTGCGTTCCTTGCGTCAATCTTGGCATTGCTTTATGGCCTGCTATTTGTAACACAACCTCTCGAGGTTTCGCCTAACGACGATGCAGCCTGGTCAGTCTTGTCGCCAATGCTTGCGACGTTAACTGGCGGGCTTCTCGGAGTACTCGCAGGTAACGGTCTCAAGGATCGTCCGAAAGACCCACCTGCACCATGACCGCTCGCAAATATCCCTTCTATCCTTCGTGGGACGGCAAAGCCACTTCACCAATCACCAAAAAGTTTTACGATCTATGCAATCGCAGATGGTCTTTTACGAACTTAGGCATGTATGCGAACCGTCCCGTTAGGAACAAGTCAGCGAAAGGCGCGTTGAGTACCCATGCGACGGGGTTCGCGGTTGACATGGGATATCCGGCAACTCGAGCAGGAAGAGCGACTGCAAAAGAAGCATGGACATGGCTTATCGAAAACTCCGAAGCGCTTCTTCTATGCGAACTTCATGACTACGCCTACCGCAACCCTGCACAACCCGACACAGACAAAACCGCCTACGGAAGAGGCTGGAGATGCAGTCGTGGCGCTCAGGAAAAAGGCATCAAAATTTTCACTAAATCCGACAACGCAGGGTCGTTCGGTGGCGTCTGGCTCCATGCCGAAATCTCTAACGAATGGGAAACCGCAGCCGACTTTGAAGCAGCCTGGCGAGCCTTGCCGAAACCATAAATCGCCCGAAGAAATCACCCTCTTCGCGCTAGACCTCGGGACTGACTGTGTTTCCCTCATTGGTTCCGAGGTCGAATCCGCCACCTAGACCCTCGCTTGTGTTACAACATCCAGACACGAACAGCGAAGGGAAACCGCTATGACCGATACACAATTCATTTACAGTTTCATAATGGGATGGGTCTCATGTTGGCTCTGGCTCAAGATGATGGCTAACCGATGATGCTTCCAACGTGGGGGTATATGCCGTTATGGTCTAAAGACAAACTAACCCTCGTCCAAATCTTTACGGATTCGGCAACAGAAGAGATCGTCAAAGTCACAGTCGCCAGAAGGCAGGCTCCCTGGATGACTTTCGCTTCGATTACAGAAGTAGAACAGGTTGATTAAGAGAATCATGGCAATCGCCCTCATCACCGCAACATTCACCGCCTCACCCGCAACAGCAGCTGCGCAATCATGTCCGCAATGGGAACCTCTCCTGCGCAAGCACTTCCCCGCAAAGGTCGTGCCGACGCTCTCGAGGATCATGTACCGCGAATCCAGATGCACCCCGCGCGCCGTGTCGCCAATCCGCCGAAGCACCGGACGACCCGATGTCGGTCTCATGCAGATTCAAGGCTCTTGGGCAACCGTGACACGGGCTGTCTGTAAGAAGCAAGATGTCATCCGCGCATTACAGGATCCGTCGTGTAATGTTCGGGTCGCTCGATACCTCTACGACAATGGGGGTCTCGGGCATTGGAAAGCGACCTCAGGGTCGTAACGAAAGATGAGGGAAACATCATGGAATTAACAACCGACGAAATTATTGCGCGTCTAATGAACCTGTCAGTCAAACTTGACGGTGAGATGCGCTTCGAAGAAGGCGCAACGGTCAGTCAGGCAATCGCCCTAATCATGACTATGCGCAACGCTGCCGAACGGATGCGTCATCCGAGCATGAGTAACAACGAAGAACTCAAGGCCGTTATCGAATGGATTACGGAACCCAAATGACTGACGAAATACAAGAAATAATGGGGCGACGCACAATTACTCTGGCCATGAAAATGGCGTTGGATTTTGACACCCAATACCCGAACGACAACCGCAAGTATTCAGAATTAGTTTTGACGATGGTTCCTGCAGCCGCTTTAATCGTTGCGCAGGTTGGAATATGAGCATTGAAGACTACGAGCCAGTCGCCAGTAGGTTGGCGCGCTTCTGGGAGAAACACCCCGAAGGACGAGTCATCACAAAACTTGTCACCATTGAAGGAGACCGCGTCGTTGTCCAGGCCGACATTTATGTTGACCGTGAAGATGACCGCCCGATTGCAACCGACTTTGCCGAAGAAATCCGTGGTTCAAATAACGTGAACAAAACTTCGCACGTTGAGAATGCCTGTACAAGTGCCATCGGGCGAGCCTTAGCAGATTGCGACTTTGCCTCGTCAACCGACTGGACGAAACGCCCCTCGAGGGAGGAAATGTCAAAGGTTGAACGAATGACGTCACGACCGACGGA